GTCGGCAGGAAGGGTCGGATATTCGGCCTGGTTCGGGTTTGCCCGTTCCGTTGGCCCATGATCCGGCCCGTCCTGTTGTCTCGAAGGGTATTTTAGTGGCATGTGTTCATGTCGTCGTCACTTGTTTCGCGCTGTTCGGTTTTGACCGAAAGGGTTACAAGACGACATCTACTGTTCGGCACTGGTCCATGTTGTGTGATGAGGTGGGCGGAGCGGATGCTTGGTTGAAAGTCGCCAAGTATAAGCTCGCAGCTTTCTTCGCCTATCACATGGATCAGCCATTGCCTGTTCCACCGTTTAAGCAGTCCGATAACCCGGGAGTGATCCTGGGGGGGAAGGCTTATCGATGGCAGCGGAAGGCCCTGGAGAGTGAGTTCCGTCGTGAGTTTCTTACGACGGTTCTTTACTCAAAGAAGGGGTTCCCGCGTCCGAGTGTGGCTATGCTTCGTTTAGCAGAGGCCAAAAATCGGAAGGCTTTGACTACTCCGCGTGCTACGGCCGACTTTGTGTCGTTGAGGAAGTGGGGGGATTCAGATGTTATGAATCGCCACCAGGACTTCTACTTCACGAAGGAGACCGCGGTGCGTGAGTTGTGCAGAACTGTGGATGAGCTCTTTGACGGGCGGAAGTATACCGTTGCGGATCGCATTAAACCGTTCTTTCCTTCGACCTCGGCGAATTATATTCGTTCGCGATTGGAGGCGGGGGCGGTTGGTGAGATCCTGCAACACCCGGACCTGATGAATGGTCTTCGGGTGCAGGGGTATTCTGGTGCCGTCTGGGGCTTGATGAATGAACACGACGAACAACCTGAGAGTTTTACCGCCGACGTTTCGGACCTTGAGTCGCGTTTCGCCAAGTTATATTGGAGAATCTTGCGAGCTGCAGAAGTCGAAATGCCGGAGGTCGAACCCTTGGGCCTTCCGGAAGCGTTGAAGGTCAGAGTCATTAGCAAGGGTCCACCTTTACTGTACACGGCCATGCGGCCTGTGCAACGGTTTATGTGGAGTGCTTTGTATGACAATGACGCATTCAAGCTAATTGGCATGCCGGTCAACGCAGCTTTTGTTCAGAAGCGGTTGGGCCGGAAGCTCCGAGAGGATGAGCTGTACCTGAGTGGTGATTACGCAGCGGCAACTGATGAGTTGCATAGCTGGGTAAGCGAG